GAAGACCACGCGGCGACGATCATCAAATACAGCCAGTGGCGCAAGGCAAGCGGCGACCCACTGCCACGCGCCATCATCTGCGACCACGACGCCGAGGGCCGCGCGGTGCTGGAACGCCATCTCGGCCTGCGCACCACCAAAGCCAGTAAGAGCGTGCTCGAAGGCATCCAGATTGTCTCGGCCAGGATGCGCCCGGCGGGTGATGGACGGCCACGGCTGATCTATCTCCGTGACTCACTCATCGAGCGCGACGCCGCGCTCGTGGACGCCAAACGACCGACTTGTGGCGCGGAAGAGGTCGAGTCCTACATCTGGCGACCCACTGGCAGCGTCCACCGCGCGCACGATGAGGTCGAGAAGGATAACGATCACGCAATGGATGCGACCCGCTATCTGTGCATGTACCGCGATATGCGCGTCCGCGCCGCCACCTACGGCGGCAGATTGTAGCCTCGTAGACGTGGCCTGACCACGCAAGGGGAGCCGTGGGGCCGTCCGTGAAGACGGGTGGTTTCAGCTACTACCGGCCTGCGTGGTCAGGTTGCTGCAAATATAACACACTTTACAGGAGCCGTCAATGGCCGCATATCCGCAACCCGCCGCCAGTGTTCCGGCGAATGCGTCCGCCGATACCGGCGCGGGAACGCCGCGCCCGCAGCCATCCGGCCAGGCCGTGCGAGGCACCAAGAGCGGGCCGACGCCGCAAGAGTTGCGCGCCGCCTGGCGCGCCTATGAGGGCTTGTTCAACGCCGAGAACGAGCGCAGCGACGGGCCGCTCACGCCGCAGGTCGGTGTGCCGGACCTCAACGTGCTCAGCAATCGCATCAAGCCCATCGTCAACACCGGCGTCGATTTCTTGTTCGGCCCGAGCCTGACGATTGCCGCCGATGATGAAGTCGCGCAGAAGATCATCGACGCCACCTGGGGCGATGACGACCTGCGCATGACGCTGCTCTCCAAGTCCGGCGTCAACGGCGGCGTCTACGGCCATGTCTTCTTCAAGGTCGTCCCGCCTAAACGTGGCAAGCCGAGCGTGCTCAATCCGCCGCGGCTGGTGCTGCTCAATCCCGAGACGCTCTCGATTGAGACGGACCCCGACGACGCCGATCTCGTCGTGCGTTTCTGCATCGAGTATCTGACCAAGGACGACATGGGCAATGACATGCGTTGCCGTCAGACCATCACCCGGATCGACCCTGATGGTGATGACGCGGACAGCGGCCCCGATGGCCTCGACGCCGACACCACCTGGGAGATCCAGAACTTTGTGGCCAAGGGCGCGGCGGGCAACAACTGGCAACCGGATGGCGCGCCGCTGCCGTGGCCCTATCAGTTGCCGCCGATTGCGGACTGGCAGAACTATCCCGCGCCCAATTCGCATTGGGGCCAGCGCGACGTGACCGATACGCTGGTCGCGCTCAATCGCCAACTGCGGCTGGTCGAGTCCAACATCAACAAGATCGGCTTCCTGCAGGGTCACCCGTATGTCTACAGCATCGGCACCAATACCGGCGGCGTCAAGTTGACGCCGGGCCAGATCCTCGATCTGGAGGGTGACGACGCCAAGCTCCAAGCGCTGGACGCGGCGGGCAACCTGGAGCAGTTGATGGCCTTCGCCGACGCCATCCGCTCCGACATGGACGAGGAGAGCGGTATCCCAGGATTGGCGCTGGGCCGCATGAAAGACATCCCGCGTGGCACGCTCTCCGGTATCGCCATGCGCCTCCTCAACGCCTCGGCCTTGGCGCGTACCGAGCACAAGCGCCGCTTGTACGGTCAGGGCATCCGCCAGGTCTGCCAGACGGCGTTGATGGTCTGCGGCTACGACATGCAGAAGGCGCAGGATGTCGAGATTAAGCTGACATGGCAAGACCCGCTGCCGAGCGACGATCTAGCAGAGGCGCAGGCGGCGCAGACCAAGATGGCGTTTGGCTACTCCAACTACACGCTCATCGAGGAGACCGGCGGTAATCCCGAGTTGGAGCAGGAACGCAAGCAGCAGGAACAGCAAGACTCCATGACCGCCTTTGCGCACGGCACAGGCACACCACCGATGGACCCTAACGTGCTCGCCGCCTCCGCGCAGATGGGTAACGACCAGCAGCAACAGCAGGGGGAGGAGCCGCAGCAACCGTCACCGAGCAGCAACGGTGGTGGCGCTCCGCCGATTAATCACCCCGCTGCCATTGCGCAGCGCGCCAAGATGGCCGCCACGGCGAAAGGCTAGGCGCTATCGTGCTCATCCTGCCATTGGCCAATGAACTCCAGCAGCGCAGTGCGTACCACGTCCAGCATGCTAGTATGTTCGGCCTCGGCAATCTCGGCCAACTGCTCGATGTATGGCGTGTCAATATGGACGACGAGCCGAGAGCGTGGCCTACCGCCGCCGCGCGGGCGGCTATCACGCCGCCCGCTGTTCTTGTTGCCGACCATGCTACTCAACTCGCTCAGTGCGCTCAGTCACATATACCTCACCATCGCCAAGTGGATAGCGATAGAAGCCAAGCGCTTCCAACTGCTCGACCGTCTTGCCTACGGTGTCAGGTAGACCGGCCTGCTGAAGCCACTCGCCATAGTCGTGGTTATCCAGCACCACAACGCCATCATTCGTCCAGGAGGTCGTGAAGCCGCCATATGCTTTGTCGTTATCCTGCCGATAGCAGATGGCGTCAGTGTAGATGTGCTGCGTGATGACCAGTTTGGCGCCGTCGCTGAGGTCATATGTCGTGACACGCTGATTTTGGTTCTGTTCGTTGTTCTGCATTGCCGTTCTCCTCTCGTCTCTCTCGTCTCTCTCGTCTCTCGGGATCTCATCGCCCCGTCTGTGATTTTAGAATAGCACAAAACTAAAATGCTGTCAAGTGTTTTCGTGACGAGTTTCTAAAACTCGTTGAAATCCATCCATCAGGAGCCGTAATTGGCCAGTCCAGCACCGACCGCCGCATACCAGGATGCGCTGCGTGCGCTTCAGGCGCAACAGCGCGCGCGGCTGTCCGTGCTGATTCAGCAGACGGAGGCGGCGCTCCATCGTGACTGGCAGGCAGGCCCAGCGGCGGCGGCGGCGCTCTATCGGCCGGTGCTCGATGAGTACGCCAAAGCCCTGACGGCGCTGCGGGCCGCTGAGGATGACGCCTATGCCAAACTGCCGCTCTCCTGGCTCGATGACCAGGGCAAGGCGCTCAAGTCCATCGAGGCGAGCATACAGGCCGGCATGACCAACTACGCGGGCCAGGCGGCGAAGACGGTGGAGCAGGCGCAATACGCCGCGATGGGGCGCGGGCTGCAAGACTCCGAGCAGTTGACGCAGGAGGCGCTGTGGCCCGCCTCACAGGTTGGCGTCAATCCCGATATCCTCTTCAACCGGCCCAACCCTGACGCGATTGGCCAGTGGGTTGGGAGGGCGGGCAACGGCCACCCACTCGGCGACCTCTTTAGCGGCTTCCCGCAGGAGGCGACCAGCGCGGCGCGGCAATCGATGCTGCTGGGCCTAGCGACGGGGGCCAACCCGAAGGTGATGGCGCAGGGCATCAGCGATGCGTTAGGCATCAGCCGCTCACGGGCGCTGGTGATTAGCCGTACCGAGGTGCTGGGCAGCTACCGGGCGGCGGCGCATGAGACCTACCGCGCCAATAGCGATGTCTTGCAGGGATGGATTTGGAGTGCCGGTGGCAGCAATCCATGCGCCATGTGCGCCGGGATGGATGGCACACTGCACGACCTCTCCGAAGACCTGTCAGACCATCCGTGCGGCCGCTGTGCGCCCATTCCTCTCACTAAATCGTGGGATGATATTCTCGGCCCACTCGGCATCGACGCCAGCGAACTGGACGAGACGAGCATTGGCCGCAACTACACCAGCATCAGCCAGAAGTTTGATAGCTACCCCGCCGCCAAGCAGCGTGAGATCATCGGCACACAGACTGGCTACGAAGCCTACAAACGCGGCGAGGTGACGCTCAAGGACTTCATCGGCGTGCGGCCCGGCAGTGATGGCTTCCCCAGCAGCTACTACCAGCAATCGCTGAAAGAGATGCAGATTCCGACGCGGCAGGCAGCGCGACTGGTGGAACCAAACCCCGAGATCATGGCCAAATATGCGTTCGGCGAACTGCGCTATACCGACCTCGGCAAGATCACGCCGGACGAGTTGATGCCCGTCTGGGCCAAACAGAGTGAGGCGTCGCGCATCGTCTATCAGATTTTGCGCAATGGCCTCCCGTATGACATGACGGCGCATGAGCAGGGGCTGCTGGTGACCAACCTCGCGCAGATGCTCAAGGAAGATTTGCCGATCAATGTGCGCGCGGCGGTCGAGCGGCAGTTGCAGGCGCTGGGGCAGACGGTCGAGCGGCTGACGCTCAAGAGCGCGAAGCTCAACGACCTCGACACGCTGGCAGGCGCACGGGCCGAGGTGCGCGACGCCCAGGTCGCGCTCCGTGCCGCCCAGGACGCCGTACGCGCCGACTACTACCGCAACCCGCAGGGCTTGCTCTCCTCGGCGCTGGCGAACGATCACCGCGTGCTGAGCGCCGAGGCGCGGCTTGAGGCCG